TGAAAATGCTGGTATATATGAACAAGTCCCTAGGGCTGTAGGTTTCTGTATGTTGGTAAAAAAAGAAGTAATTGACAGGATAGGTGGTTTTGACCCTTATTACGAGATAGGAAATTTTGAAGACGATGATTTTTGCGTTAGAGCACAATTGGCTGGTTTTGAAATAATGGTTGCACACGATGTGTTTATCCACCATTATGGAAGTAAAACATTCAAAAGTGAAAATATTGATTATCGTAAGTCTATGTTAACTAACTGGGCAAGATTTAAGAATAAATGGAACTTGCCCGAAGAACTTCCAATAGAAGAAGGATATCATATTTCTGATATATTGCAGAAAGATTTTAGCCAAGAACAACTTTTTGTCCCTATAAATATAGAACCGCTACAACTTGAAGGATTGAAATCACAAAGTTATCTTGCTAACTTCAATACTCTTGCATTGAATTGGTTTTTAAGTAATTTTAAACCTAAAGATGATGTTACTCTGGTTATTTATTATCCTAGTGAAGATGCAGAAGAAGATGTAAGACAAACTATTGAAGAACTTGGTTATGATATAGATAAGATTCCTGATATATTAATCTTTGCAAATCCTTTATCTGAAAATAAAATTCCTTCTCTTGTTGCATCGGTAGATAATGTGATAATTGAATCTGAATCTTCTTCTTTTTTCATTTGGGCTAATTATTTAAATAAAGAAATCATTAAAATGAATGATTATATTTAAAGGAGGTTTCAAGTGGAAGGATTAAAAATTGGTTTTGATTTAGATGGTGTAGTAACAAAAGAAAGTAAGGCTTATAAGATAGCTACTAGACTTAAGATACCTTGGATTATAGTGCAAATAGGTTCTTTATTTAGTAGAAGATTCTTAACTCCAAGTGAAGAAGATATTATAGTAACTGGTAGAGGAAGAAGAGATAAATGGTGCACTGAGCTATGGTGTAAGTTACACAAAGTGAATCCGAAGAAGATATATTATAATTATACGGATAGTCTAGATAGAGAGGATATTGCTTTGTATAAGCGAGAAGTTATTGATTCAGAGGGGATAGATATTTATTTAGAAGACGATAAAGAGATAGCTAAAAGAATAGGATATTCAGTAATACCATTTGAGGTTAAAGGAAAGAAGCTATACTGTATTTTCAGAAAATGAAATGAACTACTTCGCTAATTCATCGACGAAGTAGTTCACCTTATATATCTTGTTAGCTCAAGGAAGGTGTGAATGAAAATCATTCACATACTGAATGAAAATCCAAAAGCATCAAATTATCTTCAGTGGTAGATATTTGCTACTTATGTCCATTGCAATCATTAATGCATCTAGTAAGTCGTCGTGTTCACCATTCGGAAACTCATAAAGCTGTTCAATCAATACCTGTAATGTTCTATTAAACTTTATCTTATGCATAATCATTTTAAGACTTGATATTTTTCTTTGTTTCTGATTTTGTATTCCAGGTATACTAGGATTATATGATTCAAATATCTTTAAAGCAGTATTCTGGTCTTTATGTTCTATTATCTTATTTAGCCACCTTTGGAATCCAACGCTTTCTATACCTATTGCTGTAAAGTTTAATGATTTATCTTTCTGTATAATTATATCTGCAAGTTCATTTGGGTCTTCTGTAAGGATATTTTCTGCGTCCAGAACATAAGTATAACCGAATTCGTCAGTTCCTATTATTACCATACCAGTGAAATCATCTTTACCTAGTGAAGGGTCTACGCCAAGGAATAGTGGCATATCTTTTGGTAGTTCGTCATAATATCCAATATCGTTTGGATTAATGCTTTGAGGTGAATAATTAATCATAGGATTATTCTGTTTTTCAGATTCAAATGCAAATAAGCCAGGACTAACATATCTTTGTATCATTAATTCGTAATAATCATACAGTGGATTACCATCCCAAAACACGTCTACACCTTTAAGCATTTCTTCTTTATTCTTTTCATAGAATAGTCTACCTTCTATAAGCCTATCTGGATTGTTCTTATTCGTTACTATTTTTACCCACCTATTCCATAAGTCTTCTCTGTCTGCATACTTCATTACTGCTTTAAAGAATAAAGTAGTCCAAGTTGGGTCTTTCATTAAGTCTATTAGTAAACTCTTCCTTGATATAAGAGTTCCATTAATTATGTATCTTGAGTCGAAATCGCCAAGGTGCATAACAGATTTATTGAACCAGCTTTTCAAGTTATCAATAGCTTTAGAATTAAGAACAGCTTCATTTTCAAGGTCGTCTATTATTATATAGTCAGGTCTATATTCTTTAAATTTAGCCCCTCTTACAGAAGTTTTAGCAAAGACGGATATCAATGTTCCAGTCTTTGTAAGTATTGAAGTTTTGCTCCAGTTCTTTGAGGAAACAAGATTGCCATAATCATATCTTAACTTTTCATTTTGTTCTATTTCTGATTTAATATCTCTTAAGAAATCACAGCCACGTTGGAAACTTTCACCTATCAATACTACAAAGTTAGCACGTTTCTTTACTGCTAGCCATATAACAAATCTTTCTGTTATAGTAGTCTTTGCAGATTCTCTAGGTGATATAATAAGTAGTTTCTTAATTGAAGTATCTTGTAGATAATCACAAACGATATCGTGATACTTACTTGGTGGATATTTATTATTGAAGTATACACGATTAAAATATTTGAAATCATCTGACAGCTTTATTCTTTCCTGTCTATCCAGTTCCTCTAGATATAAAGCAATATCGTTTAAATCATTTTTTATCTGAATATTTCTTCACCGCTTCCAAGACTTGTTTTTTCAAGTCTTCTATATTTCTGGTAGTATTTTCTACAGAAGTAAAATCTACATTCAATTGTTCAAATAGCATTTTAGTTGCCTGTATATTACCTTCTTCTGCTTCTTCTATAATCTTCATAAATGCTCTTGGTAATGAAGCAATAGCTTTAGCACGCAAGAATTTTAATAGGAATCTTTCAAATAGTGGGTCGTTCAATCTTTCTACTACGTCTGAATCACTTAGTAGTTCATCTATATTGTCACCATTCGCAAGTCTTTTAGCAAGTTCAATATCACTAATCATATAAGTATTCTTTCCATTTGACATTGCCAACCAAAATTTCTTTGTATCAAATGAATATATTTCCATGGAATACCTTGACAAATATATTTATTCATACTATCCTTAATATCAAAATTTCCACTTGACCTTATAATTACACGACCTACAAAATTGCCTTGATATTTTCCTTTCGGAATATCAGCCTTAACAATATCTCCTGTTTGAAAACCAAAATACTGTTTCTGATTTCTACGATAGCTTTTCGGAAATCCATATTTATCAGTTCTACACATTTGTCTATTACCACGACCTTTTGCTACCCAAACTGAAATATATTCAGTATCTATTGTTATATTGTCTGGTGTGCTAGCTCCGACACAACAAGCATCATAATAATGTGTTTTAGGTAGCCCACGTTCTAATCTTTGTTTCTTTGTTCTTGCACCAGTACCACATTCAATTGGCAAGCCAGTTTCCTTTAAGTTATTATATAGTGTCCACCTTGTAGTATTTAGCATAGCAGCATCTTTTAATGGTTTCTTGGCTTGTGTTTGTATTTCAGGATGATTAAATTCTTCAGCTGTCATATTCCCCTTCTTCTGATTACATTCGTGACACGCTATAGTTAGGTTGCTCACTCTATCACTACCTCCTCTCGACTTAGGGATTAAATGTTCTATTTCTAGCGGTACATTTTCTTTGCCACAATAAGCACACTTACGTCCCCATTTCTCAAGTAGATATTCTCTAACTTCATAACCAAATAATTCACCTTGCTGATATTCAATTCCCTTAATATCTGGATTCTGCGTTAGCTGGGTATCGAATTTAACGTGTTCTGTGCTAATTGTAGTTATAGGTAATAGATTACGAATTCTTGTTACAAAGTTAGTAGTCTGATTAACTCTAGCTCTTAGCGAAGGTGGTAGCCAACCTTTTGGCTTTCTGCGATTAAGGAATCTTGCCTGTCTATATCTAGTCTTGCGATTTCTTCTGTTTCTTCTGATAGCTCTTCTATTTTCTAGATTCTTCTTAATATTTGTTTTATGATGTATTTCACCTAGCCATATTGCTTTAGAATCATTTTCTAAGATAGCTACACCAGTTACTTTGCTACCCGGGTCAAGTTTCAATCTTAATGGTTGTAGATTGCTTTCCTTCACTGTTCTATCTTTAATGCGTATAGTAAATGGTTCTTTTCTATGTATTACTGCTCTGCCACGTTCAAGCAATAATCTCGCCCTTTTCTCTGAACAAGGCATTAATGGTTTTTTGTGTTTACCTACTACAAATACCATAATCTCTCTCCTTCCATTCCCCTTACGGGGCTAGTAACGCTATCTTTCGATAGTCTCTCCTCGCCAATGTTATACAAGCTTTTTGCACTTAGCACACTATCCCTACCCTCAGGACTGTTTAATGCTAAGCGACAGAGCTACAGGCTGGAGAAGCACCCGTAGGTGTCCTGACCTGTATAACGTAGGTGTCCTAAACACCTTAGGCTGGTCAACTAAGTTCAATTAGAACTTACCTCCGAAGAGGCGGGCAGTTGACTTCCAGACTGATATATCGTTTTCTATATGTTTTTATTCTTCTAGTGAAGATAAAATACATATGATACAAATCTTTATATTCTAATTCCTTGTCGGATTGTAGCTGTTTTAGAAATACTTCTTGACAAAAATCTTCTATATCTTCTTTAGAAAGATAATAGTGTGCGTGTCTTGTGTTAAGCACTGTATTTATCATATAGTTTAATTTATTATATAAATCCACGTCAATCTTCACGGTAGCGATGCGTTACATATATATTAGGTCCAGGATAAGCCCACAAATCAAATCCTAATGCTACTGTTCTTATACAGAAATCTCTATCTTCACCAAAGAAAGATACATTGTAAATCTCATTATAATTAGCACCTTTTTCTATCACGTCTCTTCTAATCAGTGTGCAAGCACCTAATCCACCTACTCTGATAGGCGTGTCTGCTGTCTTCAATACTGAATAGAATGTTTTCGCATATTTATCTTTGGTTTCTTCATTTAATTTAGGATTTGTTAATGAATAATAAAGTGATACCTGG